CACTTAAACAAGTGTTCAGAGCCTTTGAAGAATGTCCTTATGATAAGCTACAAGTAGTTATAGTAGGTCAGGATCCATATCCACAGTTAGGAGTTGCAGATGGTATTGCATTTAGTTGTGGTAACACTAATAAACTGCAACCAAGTCTTAGATATATCTTAGAAGAAGTAAATAGAACTGTTTATAATGGTCATAATGTAACTCATGAAGTTGATCTTACAAGATGGTCTAATCAAGGTATACTAATGCTTAATACAGCTCTTACTGTTGAAGTAGGTAAAATTGGTAGTCATTATGATATATGGAAACCTTTTACTGCTTATTTATTAGATTGGTTAAATAATTATAATCCGGGATTGATTTATGTATACATGGGTAAAAAAGCTGAAGAATGGTCTGAACTTACTACTAACACTGAGTATAAGTTTACTGTTAAACATCCTGCTTCTGCTGCTTATAACGGTTCTAAATGGGATAGTAATGATATATTTGTTAAAATATCTTCAATAGTAAATAACACTAGTAATAATATAATAACGTGGTAAAATGATAGAAATCTTCACTAAACTAATTCAGAATGATTTGACACCAAATTCATTCTATGTTTTGTACTGTATTAAAGAAAAAATAGTACCTCACAATTCAATTAATAAAGCACTTGAGTGCAAAAGACTGCATATGAATCACTGGCTGTCAGAATCCTTGGAATTGACAGATAAAAGCATTATCTTTATGGCAGAAATTGATGGATATTTTAAGAAATCCAAGAAGAAAACTTCTAAAGATTTAATGGGGCAGAATTTCATGCAGAACATAGAGGCATATGTAAAAATATTTCCTAATAAGAAACTATCCTCTGGAAAATATGCAAGAGTTCCAGCCAAAAATCTTGAGAATGCATTTAGATGGTTCTTTGATAACTTCAATTATGATTGGGAAACTATATTTTTAGCAACACAAAAGTATGTACTAGAATATGAATCTAAAAACTATGAATACATGAGAAACTCTCAATACTTTTTGAGAAAACAAAATGTAGACAAAAGTTGGGATTCTGACTTAGCAACTTATTGTGAATATCTAAATGATAATCCTGATGAAGATAAAAATGTATTTAGTGACTTAATTGTATAATTTAAATTTTAAAAGTTTATGGGAAAACTATTTAATGGTGCACGACATCTGTTACCAGTTAGTGAAAGAAACAGTCTTGAAAAAGGTCTTGTTAAAATGAAGGCAAAGAGAGAAGGTAAAATACCTGCATTAATAACTGCATGGCCTAAATTTAATGATGCCTTTTGTGATGGACTTGAGTGGAGAACTATAACAGTTGTAGGTGCACGACCTGGTACAGGTAAGACCCTGTTTATGGAACAGGTGGTTTCTGATATTATAGAAAAGAATCCAGATCAGAAATTTAGAGTACTTAAATTTCAAATGGAAATGGTTGATGAAACTAGTGCAATTAGAAAGTTTGGTCTGATTACAGGTGCTGATTACAATACATTAATGAGTAAGGATGGAAAGTTAGTTGACAAAAAATTATTTGAGAAGTGTGTAGAATACTACAAATCAACAATAAATAATGATTTAATTAATGTCATCTACGATACGTGTACTGTCAATGAAATGTGTGCTACAATTCATTATGAATTGGAAAGATACAAGAATGAAGATGGTACTTATCCAAACATGCTTGTTACAATAGATCACTCTGCTCTATTCAAAAATGATGTTGGACAGAAAGACAAGTTTGATATGCTAGGTGCATTAGGTGAAGCCTTGACTTATATGAAGAAGAATTATCCCGTAGCATTTGTTGTCCTAAGTCAGTTGAATAGAAACATAGATGATGTTAAAAGACAAGTAGAAGCCAACTATGGCAATTATGTATTAGATTCTGACATTTATGGTTCTGATGCTTTATTACAACATGCTGATGTAGTTATTGGTATTAATAAACCCTCTATTAGAAAAATACAGAAATATGGTCCTGAGAAGTTCCTAATTGAAGATCCGGATACATTAGTGTTCCACTTCCTGAAGTCACGTAATGGTATGACCAGAATCAGTTTCTTTAAATTAGATAGAGCTACTATGAGAATAGTAGAAATACCAACACCTGCTAGGGAAACCACAGCAAAAATCCAAGTAAATTAATTAACATGAATAACAACAATTTAAGAAAAGAAAAAGAAAGAGAGTTCTATATGCAGCATATGGACACTTTCAAAGCAATTGGATTAGCAGATCCATTTTTTACTATTAAAACTGCTTTCTTTAAGAAAGGTAAGTTTGGAAAACAATGTCAGTTCTTTGAATGGGAATTGAAGAAAGGAGAAGACATCTATATTGAGTTCTACGAAAACGTGTATGATGGAGCAGGAAAGAATACAGACATTGTACCAGGTATTGAAGACAGACAGTTGTTTAAACTTAAGTTTAATCCTTTTTACAATGAGGAGTATGATGTTACAGAAACAGTTGATGCTGACGGTAAAGTAGATAGAAAATATCTAGTTTCTTTAGGTGAGATGGTTGCTGTACTACCTAGTGGACAAGAGATTAGTTATTCTCTTTATGAAAAGAGAAAAGAAGAAGCTAAACTTGAAGTACCACAGTTACAGAAGTCATTAAGTTTGTTTCCAGATTTTGAGCAAGAATTTGCTCCTAAAGTAGAAGCAGAGATTTTTAATGAAGAAATTGCTGATGCACCATTGTCAGAAATTACTATCAGAGATTTAGCAGCAATTATGTTACTAAAACCTGTTAGTGCTAGACCTTGGTTGAATGATCTGATTAAACAAACAAAAAGTGATATATGAGTATAGTACTTCCAACTAAGAAAGTAAAAGCTGAAAGACAAAATCCTAAAAGGATTGTGATTTATTCTAAACCTAAGACTGGTAAAACAACAGCTTATGCAGGTTTAGAAGACAATTTAATTCTTGACTTGGAAAATGGTGCTGATTATGTTGAAGCTCTTAAAGTAAAAATTGGTAGTTTACAAGAACTATTGGATACTGGTAAAGCAATTAAAGCTGCAGGTAATCCATATAAGTTTATTACTATTGATACTGTAACTGCATTAGAGGATATGATTATGCCACTTGCAATTAAACTTTACAGAGGTACATCAATGGGTAAAAACTATGATGGAGATAATGTAACTACACTACCAAATGGTGCCGGATATTTATATATCCGTCAAGCATTCTTTCAAGTTTTAGATTTTATTGATACCTTAGCACCCACAATTATCCTATCTGGTCATATTAAAGACAAGGTAGTTGATGATAAGGGAGAGATGGTCATGTCTGCAAATATAGACTTGACAGGTAAGATTAAATCTTTAATTTGTGCAAATGCAGATGCTATTGGATATATGTACCGTAAGGGTAACAAGACCATTTTGTCTTTTAAGACTAATGAAGAAGTTACTTGTGGTGCAAGACCAGAGCATTTACGTAATGAAGAAATAGTAATTTCTGAGATGATTGATGGTGTTCTAAAGACATCATGGGAAAAAGTTTTTGTTTAATAATTAAAAAAAAGTAAAGTAAAAATGGCTTTAAGTACAGAAGATCTTGGTACCGGTGGATCCGGCCTACCAAAAACAATTAGTCCAGGTAACAAAGTATTAAAAATCAACAACGTAGAACTGGAGGAGTTTAAATTTATTCCAGGTGCATATCATTTAGTATTGCACGTGGAAACTGAACCTATTCCAGGTTTTGAAGGTTTTGCTCTTGATAAAGATAATCCTGAGAAAGGACACTTTAAAGGTCAGATTGGTAAAATTAAAGCTTCTCAGTATGCATTTGCAGATGGTGAAACTAAATCTGGTATTAAAATTCAAAGAGATAGATCTATTTTGATATTCTTACAGAATCTTTGTAAGACTATGGGTGTTAATGATTGGATGCAAGCTCAACATAACAAACATGATACTATTGAAGACTTTGTAGAATCATTTAATGCATCTGCTCCTATTAGAGATATTTATTTGGAATTCTGTATTGCAGGTAAAGAATATGTGGGTAAAACTGGTTATACTAATTATGACATGTGGTTGCCAAAAGCAGAAAAAGGTAAGTATGCATTTGGTGAAGTAGAAGAAGGTAAAGTAATTAGATATGATGAGAAACTTCATTTGAAGAAACTTGAGAATACTGAGATTTCTAAATTTGGTGATGATGAGGATGTTTTTAAATCAAATAAACCTTCTACTGATTTCTCTCTAGACTAAAAAATAGTTAGGGGGAATCAACAGGGGTTCCCCCTTATTTTAAATTTTAGAATATGATTTCAACTACAACAATAATTTCTGATTTAAATGATGTACCTAGAGAATGGGTATTTGAACACTATCTTAAACTGACTGAAAGACTATCCGGTCAAAGTCTAAAAATCAAATCTATATTTAGTTCAAGAGACAAAGTTCCTTCTATGTGTATTTATACAGATAGTAAGGGTCACTACAAGTTTAAAGATTTTTCTTCAGGCTATGGTGGTGATGGACTTAATCTTGTAATGCATTTGTATAATCTAGAAAGTAGAGGTAAAGCTTCTTTTAGAATAATGGAAGACTATGCTATTTATATTTCTAATAATACTTATGTTCCTATTACATATAAACCACATAACAAATATGTAGTTTCTGATTATGAGATGAGACACTGGAATACATTAGATCAAGCTTATTGGAAAGGTTTTAAATTATCTTCTACTTTGCTAGAGGGTCATAATGTTTATCCACTGTCTTTTTATACTATGATTAAGGAAGATGATGAAGGACGTATACTAGATACTGTACACATCAAAGGTAACTTTATCTATGGTTATTTTCGGGAAGATGGTACACTGTATAAGATCTATACTCCAAAAAACAAAGACAACAAGTTTATTAAAGTACATGATTACATACAAGGTTCTGATCAACTTGAGTATAAGTCTAAGTATCTGATAATCACTTCTTCTCTAAAGGACTTGATGTGTTTTAAAAGATTGGGAATTAGTGGTATTGAATCTATTTCTCCAGACAGTGAGAATAGTGTAATACCAGAAAATTTTATGAGACCACTCCTAGATAAGTATCAAAAGATTATTGTATTGTTTGATAATGATGAGCCGGGACTAAAGTCTGCTGATAAGTATAAAAAGAAATATGGTTTTAATTATGTAAATTTGGATATGTCTAAAGATTTATCAGATTCAGTTAGAGATCATGGTATTGAAGCTGTCAGAGATAAATTATTTCCACTATTAAAACAAGCATTATGAGCTGGATGTATCAAGGTAGAGAGTTTACTAACAGTATGATTCCTGAAGGAGCTGT